TTCAAGACGGCACAGCTGCAGGTCAGCGTGAGTGCAATGATAAGGAGTATGGTCTTCATGTTAAAAAGCCCCCGCCACAACATTGCGCTGCGACGGGGGCCGGCGTCAGGGTGCCGGGAGAGGGGCAGCACCCTAGATTGTTTTTCGATCAGATGGCCCAGTTGGTTCCATCGAGGCTGATCGCACGCGCAACACCCTTGGCCGCAAGGCTCAGGGCAGCGTTGGCGGAGCCACCATTGATCGCACCACCAGAGGCGGGATAGATCTTCAAGGCACCAGCGCCAGCATTGTAGATGTGGAGCATGGAGCCAGCGGGAAGGACGGGGAGGACAACACCCTTGGTGCCGTCGCCGCCACTGACGTTGGTGAACGGAGCGGTGGCAGACAGTGCAGCGGCGTCAGCCTGAGTGCTTCCGGCCGAAGCCAGAGCAGCGACAGAAACGATCGCGGGATTCTGCAGCGTGATGGACTTCTGGAAGACGATTTCCTTGGAGTACGTCTTAGCAGCAGCATCGAGCGTTGCCGGGATCTGGGTAGCAAAAGGTTGGGAAGAGGGGACTTGGGAATTTGCCATAAGAGTATTTGTTGGTGTTCAAAAAAGGGGCCCCTGGTGGTTAGCCAGGAGCCCCATTACTTTGGGTTAGGACGGGCTGCAGGATCCGACAGTGACGGTCGGGCAGGCGTCGCTGAAGTTCTCGATCACCGTGTGCCGGTTGGGATTACCAACCTGCACCTCGATGGTGCGGGAGTTCAGCTTGTAGTGATTGACGTTCGGGTCGATCACGCAGTTGTACAGGTTGTCCGACGTGTCGGTCTGGCGGGTGACCGACCGGGATCCGAGCACGCCGACCAGGATGTCAGACCAATCGACAGCCCACAGCTGGCGAGCACGGTTCTTGGTTCCGCTACCAGACCCCATGGACTGCGAGGCCGCGATGCGGTCATCGAAGAAGGTGTCGGTGAAGAACGCGATCGAGACGCCCTGGTCAGGGAGGTCGAACTTGTCGTACTCGAACACCATGCGGTTGGTCATGGAGTCGACGATCTTCTGGCCCAGCTGCATGTTGATGTGGATCTCAGCAGCGCCGTACTTGGCCTTGTAGTAGCGGATCATCAGATCACGCAGCTTGGCCTTGGTGAAACGGTCGCCCATCAGATCGATGGTATCGATCGAGGAGCCGTCGTTTCCGCGCTCGCGCTTCAGCGTGTAGGCGAGCTCCATGAGGGTGTCGACGTTCAGGGCACCACCGTTGAGGTCGAGCACCTTGCCGCACTCGCCAAGCTGGGTGCGAATACCAAGGGTGTTCGACTTGTACTCGAGCGGGCAGCCCGGATTGGTGATGTCGTCGACGGTCGGAAGATCCGTCCAGGTGGCGAGGCTCTGCTTGTCGGAGATTCGCTGACCGTAGAACACGGTGTTGAAGTACCACTTCTGCATCAGCATCTCCTGCTGACGGCGCTGCTCAGCGATGGGCAGCGTGCGGAACTTCTTGAAGAACTCCGAGGTGAGCGGAGCCTCGAGGGCCTTCACGTACTCGTCGTTGTACTGGTGGGTCCAGCGGTAGGTCTGCCGCCAGTACTCAACGAGTCCGAGGTTGTTGATGGCCGGCTGCTGGTAGCACCAGGCCTCCTTGTCGCTGACCGAATTGGTCATGATCAGGAGGGTGCCCTTGGCAACCTCAGAGGAGGCGGCCTTGGCCTGGGGCGACGGGCTTCCGCTGGTGTTCGCCTTGTAGGAGGCCCAAGCAGAGGCGCTGGCCTCGTAGGACTGGAACTCGGTCGGGGCAACAACGACGTACGCGGTGTTGGCGTCGCCGGACTTGCCGACAGCCGCAACAACCCGGTACTGGTTCATCAACCCCTGGTCGAGGTTGCCGCCGCCAACAAAGGTCTGCCAGGCGGTGCCAACGTGACGGGCGGTGGTCTCAACCGAGAGGTACATTCCGGGGAGGAAGTACTTCTCGATGTTCTTGATCGCGCTTCCGAAGCCGCCGGTCGAGGCGGTCACGGTGATGTACCACGCCGTCGCCGGGAGAGTGGTCGGGAACGCGGTGGCCGGATCGACCGGGGCGGTCGCGGAACCGGCCGAGATCAGGAAGTAGTTGATGTTCACCACATGACGCCGAGGCATCAAGCGGTACGGGGCAATGATCGACTGATCCTTGCCGGGCGAACCCTCCTTGATCGGGGCGTGGCGGGAGATGATCAGGTCCATCAGCGAACGCTGTTGGACACCGACCAGACGAGCCTCCTTGGTCTGAGCGATGATGCGATCCATCCCGGTCTCCTTGAAACCCTGGGCGGCGAAATCGTCCTTGGTGAGGGGACGAATATCGGCGCGGGTCAACGAGCAGCCGGTGGAGCCATCAACGTCAAAGAACAACGGAGTGCAGTTGTTGGCGTTGAAGCCGGGGAACGTGGTTTGTGCGGGCATATGTTATACCTCTTTTCAGGGGCCATGTTTGGTCGCACTCGAACCACCTCCAACAAAACGCCCGCAAAGACTCCACTTTTAGAGTAGAGTCAGTGCGGGCTTTTGATTTTTACAGATGTGAAAATCAGTTACAGACCAAGGATTGAGATGATCTCTTTTCCTGGGTGCTGCAAATCATCGACGTTTTGGCCGGCAACTGGACCAGGGGCTGCGCTCGGAGAAACGCGAGGACCTGTAACAGGCTTTGGTTCTTCTGCCTGTTTGGCATTGGAAGAAACCTTCTGGCGGACAAACCCACGCTTGATGGCTATCTCCTCTTCCTGTTTTACCTGACTTTTTGCCGTCTCGATCATCTGCGTTTGCAGTAGATTCAGGACGTCTGCGTTGTTGAACGTCCACACCTTTGACAGGTCTTTACCGGAAGATGCGAGCTCAGCAAATTTGACCGGCGTCACGAATTGCTTTCCGTCACGGAGCTTTGCGTCTCCTCCATGCGTATCGAACACACTCGACTGGTGGCCAATGAATTCCATCAGCCACTTGTGTCGAGCGGCCTGGTCTTGGTTTTTGGGAGAACGAACGTCGTCAACACCCTCAGCGAGTCGAACCCAGTCAGATGCGAGTGAAACCGCAGACTCCTTGTAGCGTGTGAAGATGTCCCTCTCGAGCGGATCATCCGAAGACGACGCCTTGTCGAATGCTTCAGAAAACTGAGAGACCTGCTTCTCAAGTGCTGGCGCGACTCGAGCTTCTCGAGCCTCACGCTTGGCGGCTTCGATCTCAGGCTGAAGATCCTTCAGGGCCTCACGCTTTGCCTCGTCGATCATGCGAGACTTGCGAATCTTCTCTCGCTGACCTGGATCCCACTTGGGCTTGTTCTCTTCAAGGAACTGGGTGAACTCCTCGTCGTTCTCGTCGAAGGTTCTATCCGGATTGTCCTTGTTGTCATCGACCCACTTGTCGACCGACTTGTAGAAGTCGTAGAGCTTCTTGGCGTAGCCCTTCTTGGACGGATCCTTTTGCTCAAGGAACTTGGCGTCCTCGAGTTCTTCGACCTGCTCTTCAACGAGCCCAGTGACATCGATGTCGTCTGCCGGCTTGGGCGGAGGCGGAGTCGGAAGAGGCTTCTTGATGTCGGCAAGGTGCTTGGTCAGGGCATCATCGATCTCCTTTCGGATATCTTGACGCGGCTTTACCGTGGCCTTGATAGCATCAGGCTTCTTCTCTTCAGGCTTTTTCTCCTCAGCCTTCTTCTGTTGAGCATTCTCGTCGACGGGCTTGATTTCTGGGGCGTCGTTTTTTTCCTTCGCCTCCTCCGTCTTGACGATGATCTTCAGGTCTTCTGCAAGCGATGCCAGCAGCGGGTCGTCAATGATCCTCGCCGGCTGGCTCTGCTGTTGGTTTTCAGTACTTGTAGTTTCGGTTCCCATTGTCCTCTCCTTGTTGTGTTACTGCATCGGAAGCTGGGCTTGGATTGTCTCTTGAGGGACCCCAAGCGGTGAAGCTCCCAAGTTCTGCTCCATCACCGGAGACGCTCCCTGACCAGGAGGCGGCTCCACGGTGACGTCGACGCCAGCGCCAGACTGGCGGATGATGGTATTGATGATGTCGGCCAACTTCTCCTTCGTGAGCATGGAGAGGACGGCCGGCTGCATGAGCACGCCAAGCATCTGGGTGAGAGTCTGGGCACCCTGGATGTTAGATGCACGCTCTGCGCCATCACGGCTGTTGAATATGTATTCGGCAACCAGGTTCTTCTTGGTTCCAATGACCGAGAACTGCATGGGATTGTTCCCAGGCATCATTTGGGCCGACTCCTCGTCAGTGATTGTGAATCCAGCTTTGATGGCCACATCGCGACGGTAGCGATTCACAACCGGCAGATAGATGTCCTCTGTGCCAAGGCTGATCAGGGCGTTGTAGAGATATCGCTTGATCGCAGCACGACCCTCATCAATCGCGTCGCTGATGAACTGGTAGATGTTTTCCGTGGTTCCAGCGATGATCTGCACCTCAGTAGCCGAGGTTTCACGCGGACTCTGCTGTCCTTGCTCCTGGGGAGACAGTGCCATGACGCGCTCGGCCATCATGATGGTCTGACCGATCGCATTGATGATCGAGTTCAGCTGAGTGTTCGGTGTCTGACGAACGACTTTGAATACGTTGTCCAGGTCAACACCGAGCTCGCGCATCTTGGTGAGACTGACCTCAAGAACTGAGGTTGATGCGAAGAAGTTCTCGTTCCTCATCGCCTTGCGGAACTCGTCGAGCGCCTTCTTCGCGCTCTCGTTCTCGACCGGGAATGCATCCAGGTTGAGCATCGCGATTCCGAACAGGTCCCGCTTGGCGCACTCGAGCAGCTGCGAGAACAAGTTGCTAAGCTGGTCCTGGAACGGAAGGAGCTCGTGCCCCATCGACAGGTTCACCATGCGTTGCTGGCTCGTGTTGAACGTGAACACGAATCCTGGGCAGTCAGGCATGATCTCGGCAGCGATGACGTGCTTCGAGTTTGCAATGACAAGGTGGAGCCAAACAGGGTGGGGATAATCACCCATGCGCCACTCGTTCGGTCGAATCTTCCAGTAGAGGTGAGTGACGAATACAGACGAGTCGCGCATCTGCGACGTATACCGATCCATCTCGGCTTTTCGATCATTGTAGGACGCGATGCCCTCTGACGAAACCGGCGGCGAAATGGTCGTGTAGTACTGGGAGAAGTACGAAGCGTAGGAATGGAACCAGGACGTGGCGTCCGGAGAGTAGGTGATCTCCTGGCGGTTGAAGTAGTGGGGGCTGTCCAGGATCTGAGAGTACCTGGTGATGTCCCAGAATCCGAACCACTCGCAACCACTGTCGCTGTTGATGGATTGGATCGGGTGGGCAACGTCGTAGAACACCCGGCTCGGGTGAGGTGTCACGATTGGAACACCTTCCCGCTTCACCCGACTCTTGGGCTTCGGGTTCTCCTCCTGGAATTCCTCTGAGCGATCGTCGTTCTCGTCGAACCACTCGATCTCTCGGTCCCATTTGGCCGCCGGGAACGCCACGACCTGAGGGTACAGAAGCATGTCGCGTATCCACTGGATCTGACACGAGCGATAGCCGTACTGGTCGGCCATGATGTCGATGCGCTGCGACAGAATGTCCGCCCGGAGCTTGTCAGCCTCCGATGTTCCGCGTGGCTCGAACTTGAAGAACGGGTAGAGGTTCGTGAACCGCGCCGACTGGGCAGCCACACGGCGGCTGATAATCGACCGCACGATGTTGATGTTGACCTCGGTGAACTTGGGGATGTCGAGGGACTTAGGCTTACCGGAATCGTCGTACCTGATGAACTGGTCGGCGCACTTGAGGTCTTTGAGCTCAGTGACACACCGCTCCATGTCGATCCGCTTCTGGGCGTAGAGCACCAGGGGAATCGTCCGGCGGGTGATGGTCGAAGAGTCCCACGCCAGGTCGACGGCCGCGTGAAGGTGGCTCGTCTTGAGTGTCTGCAGGATGGCCTCGTCGATCCGGTTCTCGATCATCTCCTCGATGCGCTGCCGCATCTGGAAGTCGAGCATCGCCTCCTTCTTGACCGATTCAGGAGCATCGGACGGCAGTCGAGACGGGTTCGCCGTGAAGATCGCCTGGAGACGCTCTTCGTGAGTTCCGAAACGGTTGAGTAGCTTGTAATTGAGTGGCATTACTTTAGGCCCTTTGCTCGAAGCCAATCCTGCTCACGCATATGAAACAGGAGTGCTGCGTATGACGGGAAGAATCCTCGGCTCAGCCAGATCTTGATCTGATTGATTGGTATGGCGCAAGACACGGCGAGCTCCTCGGGTCGTTCTCCGAGTAGGCGGCAACACTTTTTGAACCGCTCTGTGCCCCATCCGTCCCATACACCAAGCTGTTTGTACCGCTTGTAAGCCCTGTATGTCAGGGGGTTGTCAGCCTCGCGGCTACCTCGTTGGGTTATTTTTTTTTACCGAACGCGATCATCACCGCGGCCGGACCCTTCTCAACGCCCTCAGGCATCTCAGGAGCCTCGGCCTCGGCTTCAGGCATTTCGGTGGGCGCTTCAGTTTCCGAGTACGCTTCGACGTCTTTGACAGAGAACACAGCCTGCTCAGGCGTCATCTCGTCCATCGATGCTTTGACCTCGAACTCGCAGACGTCTCCAGGAGCCTTCTTCGTGAGGTACTCTTTGAGTTCGTCATTGCCTTCGAGTGAGATTACCAATTTGTTCGGGCTCATTGCGCTCCTTGATTAAAACTTTTCCCTTGGAATAGGGTAACACGAAAGGAGAGTCAACGATGCCGTCAAATGCAAGCGATGAGGAGATAGAGGCGCTAGCGTCACTCGAAGCCGATTACGAACCAGATCACAAGCCAAGAGCTTCAAAGCAGAAGCCTTGGATGCCTGATCTCAACCCGACTCAGAAGAGGGCGTTCAATGACGCAAAGCCGTTCATCCTCTGCTACGGAGAGAAGGGTTCTGGTAAGTCGATCGGTGCTGAGCACAAGCTCGTCCGACACTGCTACGAGAACTGGGATGCTCTCGGGCTGATCATCACTCCATCCATCCGAACTGGAAAATTCGGTGTCATCCATGACCTGGAGACACTGATCCTTCCAGCCTGGGAAGATGGACTTGCCCTGGAGTGGCTTCCATCCAAGCTCGACCCGAACACAAAGGACCGTGTCCTCAAGATGGCGAATGTCCACGGAGGATGGTCGACGATCCTCCAGATCGCGATCCCGTACGCGGAGGCCATTCCAAGCCGCATCAAGGGTATTCACCCGTCGTTCGTCCTGGCTGACGAGCTCACGGACTGTGAGGGTCGGGATTACTTCACGCTGGTGGCCGCACAGTTGAACCGCCGCCGGCACATCAACGGGCCGCAGCAGTACGTAGCAACGTGCAATCCGAAGGGGCCAAGCAACTGGGTCTATCAGGTCTTCATCGAAGAGCCTCTGGACAAGGACACCGGAAAGCGCGACGAGAACTTCTCCGTCTACCACGTTCCGTTCCGAGAGAACGCGCACCGACCAGAGATGGCGAACTACCTCGATACGCTCGAGCGCGCCATTAAGGGAGACCCAATCGAGAGAGCTCGCCTGGTCGAGGGTAAGTGGATCGAGCGCCCAACAGGAGATGCGCTGTTCAAGGCGAACTATTCTCCGGAGAGGCACGTCATCGGATCTCTCCGCGACGGCACAGGGATAACCCCTGTCCCGTGGGCTCCATGCACTATCGGATACGACCTTGGCCAGGTGTACTCAGCGGCAGTCTTCATGCAGCTGGTCCCTCTCGAAGACAAGACGGTGTGGGTTGTGTTCGATGAGATCTGTCACCTGAACGAGAAGATCCTCTACCGGAACATGGCCAAGGAGATCGTGGGGCGCATCCTCGATTGGAACCGTCACCTCGGGAAGAAGATGTCTTGGGAGCACATCACCGACGACTCAGCGGTCAATCAGTGGCGTCCTGGAGGTGGCGGCAGCTTCGATGCTTGGGAGTTTGAGAACGAATTCAACCGGGCTGGCCTGATACACGGGATCCCGCAGATGAAGATGGTTGGCTGTCCAAAAGGTGCTGGATCAATCGAGGCTCGTGTTCGCATGACGCAGAACCGGCTGCACCAGGACACGCTCCTGGTTTCCGCACAGTGTCCACTGACTCAAGAAATGCTGCTGATGCTCGAGGGCAAAAAGGATGAACCACTCAAGCCCAAGAAGACGGCTCGAGGGATGATCCACGTCTTCGACGCAATGTCGTATCCGATGCTCAAGTATGAGCTTGGTGGATCATCCGCGCTTGGGAATGCGCCGGTTTCAGTCATTCACTCGGCATGATTTTTTCAGATCAGGACTTGCAATGGAGGTCATTGGAGGTACATTGGCGGCGCATTCGAGGTACGTTGAGTGCATGATTCGGAGGGGGCCAAGAATGGGCGTCACATCAAATTCAGAAGATCGGTTGATGACGGCTGACGAGATCGCATCGCGTCTCCAGCTGTCCGTCAGGCGTGTAAGGGTTTACGCCGCTTCAGGAAAAATCCCGTCAATCAAACTGAACAAGCGGGACATCCGCTTTCACTGGCCAACTGTCGTAGCCCGACTCACAAATGCCACGCTGGAATGAAGAACAACTCAGGGAATTCCTTCAACGGTCTCCCGCCAGAAGGCCTGATCATCAGGCTGAAGTACAAGCTCCCAAGCCTCAACCGATTGTTCGGCCTGAACCACTGGGGGAGACACCGCGAAAAAGTGTCGGCGAGGCGCGCATTCGAGTCAGCGTTACGAGCCGGCGCTGCAGGCTCCTCGACCCAGATAATGTTTGCCCGAAATACGTCATCGACCTCCTTCGATATGGCGGCGTACTGCGGGACGATTCTCCAGACCTTATCGAACTCGAAATCCGACAAGAGAAGGTCAGAACAAAAGAAGAAGAAGAAACGGTAATTCACATCACACCATGAACGGAGAGGAGTTGGGGTTGGCCCTTGAGGCCATCAAGAGCGAAGATCTATTCGCTCGGGCCAGGGCAAGGGCCATGGTCACGGTATATCACGAAACTTGGGGCCACATCTGGCAGCACTACCAAGTTCTCGAAGTCGAGCGGGAGTTCACTTTCCCACTGTTGAATCCTGAGACTGAGGGCACCAGCCGCTCGTTCTCTGAGGCAGGCAAGATGGACGCCCTGCTTCGACGGAAATCAGACGATGCGTTGATGGTCCTCGAGCATAAGACGACCAGCGAGGACGTTGCTCCTGGCAGCAGCTACTGGGATCGCCTCCGCATGGACACTCAGGTGTCGAAGTACTTTTTGGGCGCTCTCCAGCTGAACATGAACGTGGGTGGAGTTATCTACGACGTGATAGGCAAGCCGGCGCAGCGCCCATCGCAAATTCCACTTCGCGATGTGGACGACGTGAAGATCGTCCTTGATGCCAACGGGAACCGCGTCCGCACGAAGGACGGCAAGAAGTGGCGCGAGTCTGGCGATTCAGAGGCTGGGTACATCCTGCAGACACGGCAGGAGACACCTGATGAATTCGAGCAGCGATTGCTTTTCGCGCTGAGGTGCGAACCTCACTCGTACTACGCTCAGAAGGCTGTCACACGACTGGACTCGGACATCATCGAGTACATGAACGATGCCTGGCAGCTG